ATAGCAAAATGCTACAACCGAGTTCACGATTTCACTACCCTAGAGTTTGAGTCCATATTGCTTGGCTAGGAGGGGGTTGTCCTCGATCCAGCCGTTGTGAAAGTCGCAAAGCGTGATAATTCCATCCATGTTCAGCAGGTTCTCGTCGGTGCGGCCTGCCTTGGCACGGCTAAGGAGTTCGTGACCGTGAATCGGACCGAAGCACTTTGGAAGTTTGGCGTGCGGTGGGGCATACTCAAAGAACCGGCACTCCCAAGTTTTAGGGTCGCCAAATCTTTCCACCATTCGCTTCTTGCGTTCGACGTTGACTTCCTTGCGATGGTCGCTAACCGGCTTGAGTGGTGTTCGCTTCATGACTTTGGAAGCCTTGACTGCCGACTCACGCTGCGTAGTTTGCCACCGGTTCGCTTGTGTGCGTTTCTTAGCCCCGTCACACGCCTTGCAGGCTGGTGAATAGGCTCCCGGCTTATCACGGCGCTCCGTGAAATCTAATAGGGGCTTCCACACGTTGCACTTGCGGCAACGCTTCTCGTCGGTGGTCATACGCCTTCGGGTCGTGTGTAGGTGGTTCGCAACACGACGTTTGCCGGATCGGCGCTTCGTGTCCGCATTTTGTGATTTCCACCAGCGATACGCAGGCGACCGTCACGCTCTACGGCACGGAAGTAGAACTTTCCCTTTTCGCCCCTGATCCAAACAAGGTGATTTGGTTCTACTTTTGTCCAATCCATATTTTGTCCTTTGCTGTTAGTTCCAAGGTTCGTCAGGCGCTGGGGCGTAAATCCCTGTTGGCGCAGGTGATTCCAAAAGCGACAAGATTGCGATGACTAAACCGATTCCGTAAATGGCGATGATTGCCTTGATAATCTTTTCCACCATGCCACCTGCTTTCGTAAGGCAAGGGTAGCACCGTGAAGTCCTTTGTTCGTTGGGGAGCGTCGGGGCGGGGGAGAGACGGCGAAGTCAAACCCCACCCCGACTATTCCTACCGTGTGGCAGGCGTTCTTGTGGTGGTTAGGACAACGAACCGTTATCGGCTACAAGTTGGTCTGCCACGATTGCTTGGTCGGCACGGAATGCGTCGCAGGATTCACCAAACGTGGCGAGGTCTGCGTCTGAGCCTGAGTTGATAGCCGTAAGTCCGTCGCTTGCAACCGCTTGCAAGTCGTAGGACAAGGTTTGGATTTCATCATTCAGCACGGGGTCTGGCGAGTTCGTGAAGCGAGCAATCTGCGCTGCGTCTTGCGACAAGGCTGCAAAGCCACTCGTTGCACCGGCTTCGTCTTCGTTGCCAAGGGCAACCGAAGTGGTGTTCCAATCGGCTTGGACTTGGCTCCACACTGGCGAGAATCCTGCCTTCCAATCGGAGTAGGTCTGCTCAGGTGCTGTCGTTGGCGTGTAGACGGAAACTGGGTCTGGCTCTGGCGTGGGCTTCGTGTCATTTCCACCACCGAAGATGGCGCTCAGAACGGCGAGACCGACGATGACCGCAACGACGATGCCAAAAATCTTCAGAGCCTTGTTTGGCTTCTTTGGTGATTGCGGTGGCAGTGGGGGCGGGGTGTAAGAGTTGCCCTCAAATGGGTGGTTGGGTGGCGATTCGGCGTTTGGGTTAGTCATTGCTGCTCCGTTGGTCGTGGCGTTAGCCGTTTAGTCTGGTGAACCTTACAGGGGTATGCACAGGAAGTCAAGTTGCACTTGCATCAAGTTGCTTTAGGGCGGCGTTTAGTTCGATTTTGCGGTCGCTGCCTGCTGATAGGGCAGGGCTGGCTAGCACCGTGCGGTTGTTCCGAACCCGATAGCCCTCGTAGGCTTTGGTGAAGTGCGCCCGAACAACGTCGGGCTTTTCGCTTACGCAAATCTGGCGGTAGCCGATGCTGTTCACGGCCTGTTCAATCGCTGGGTGACTCCACTCGGGTCGCCGTTGGTTTGATCCGTAAATGCGGATAACGCCCATGACTTCAGCCCACGCCTCTTCGGCGGAAGGCGGTAGGGAGCCGGACTTTTCAGCAGCGGTCAGGCGAATGTCGGCGATGGTCGGCGGCCACTTCTCGGTCATAGCCCACACCTTCACGGCGGATTTCACTAGGTTGCCGTCTAGGTCGCTCAGGAGTTCATGCCAGACTTCGACCATACGGTCGTCAATCTTGAAGTTTGGATACGCCGATGCCAACACGCCAAAGACCTGTGCTGTTTCCATTCGGTTCATTAACTTGCCCCAATGAAGCGCTCGAGGACGCCCATAAACGCTGGCTCGGCCTGCTTTTCCACCTCGGTCATCGCAGCGCCGCCGGAAAGAAAATCCTTCCAACGTTCGTGCGGTCCGAAAAATGTTGCTGCGTGCATGGTGAACTCCGGATCAAGGCCTGCCCTCACTGTAGCGTAGTTGAGGGTCGCATCGAGTAATCGCTCAAAAGGCACGCCTTTCTTCAAAAGCGTTGTCATAGCCTTTGTTGCCCTTGTGCGATTCACCTTCCGTGGGTAAGCGTTCCAGAGCGCTTCGCACTCAGAAGCAAAGGGGATTTCAGTAACCGCCGATTTCGGATTTTCCGAAAATCGAGGTAAGAGATCTTCTGATGGTTCTAATGATGGTTCTCTGATGGTTAGGGTGACACCGGTGTCACCCCTGAGTGTCGCAGATGTCACCCCTGATGTCGCAGATGTCACCCCTGACTTTTGACAACTTGTCGCAAATGTCACCCCTGACTCCTTGTTATTCACAGGGCTATCCACAGGCTGGGGGCTGGATTTCACTACCTTCCCGATGGTTGCAAAGTCCTCCGGCAAGGGGAAGCGATAGACGTTTGTGCGGTGGTGACCTGACTCCCGCTCGAGTTCCATAACGCCGAGGTTGACCAACTGGTGAATGATTCTCGTGACTTGGCGCTCGCTCATGCCACACTTTTTAGCAACCGTGGCTCGGCTCGGACGGGCTTCGCTGCCGTCGTCGTGGCAGTGGTCAGCCATAGCAAGGGCGACCAACTTTTCACCGGGCTTCAACTCCAACTGCCAAACGTAGGTCTGAACTCTGACGCTCACGGTGGCCTCCTTCCAATGGAGGCGTGATAATACTCAATAAATGGGGCTGGGTGGTGAACCCCTAGAAATGCCAAACGCTACCGGCCTCCCGTTATGGGACACCGGTAGCGTTTGAAGCGGTCAGACGGCCAAATAGCGGCCTCTGGTGAAGGCTACGAGGGAACTTCCTCGTCGGCTTCTTCAAGGGCTTCAAGGGCAGCGCTCACGTTCGCCACCAGCGTTAGCGCCTCGTTGTATCGGGATTGGGGAAGGCTAGCCACTTTTGGAAGTCCGGCGTCGCCCCAAGCCTTCTTGAGGTTGTTTCGGGCTTCGGGGGTTAGCGACCGGATGTGGCCTTCGAGAACGTCACGCTCGGTTGACGTGACGATAGGATCACCAGCCTTGAGCCAACCGAGGAATTGGTCGGCTGCGTCGCTAGCCTTGTTCGGGGCAAACACTTGGTCAGCCAACGATTCGCAACGGGTCTTGCCAACGATAGTGCGGTGTTCGGTGTCCATTTCCAATACGAGCGTGTATTCGTATTCGATACCGTCACGTTGCTGCGGAGCCATGCCGACCTTGCGTGGCACGGAACGGCCTTGCTCGTTGCGCTCAAGGGCGTATTCCGTCTTGGAACGGATAGCGGTGATGATGTGGCCGTTGAAAGCCAAAATGGCATCGACCATACGCTGCTGAATAGGCGTTGCCACCTTCCAACCGGCGAAGTTGTTGCCCTTGCTCGCAGCACCGGCTTGCTCTACGATTTCGAGGATGCCGCCTTGCCCATTCCAAAAGTGGGTCAGGCTGTCGATCACCACACAGGCGTAGCCTTCATCTTCGGCGACCTTGAGGATTTCGACCAACCGGTCGGGGTGATAGGGCGGAGCCATCGAAAGCGAGTCGAAATTGAAGCGGTCGGCATACAACTTTGCCGAGTCACGTTCGGTATCGATGACGGCAATCTTGCCGCCTTCAGCAAGCACCGTCGCCCACATAAGGGACGAGTAGGTCTTGCCTGACCCTGATGGGCCGGTAACGGCGACACGCGCCTTGGCCTCGGCCTTTACGGCCTTGGTGAATAAGGAACTCATAGGTTCCCCCTCTCTTTTTCTAGTCAGTTTTCCGCAATCGGAACTGGCATCGGTATCGGTAGGTGAATCATACACACCACACGAACCCCCGTCAAGTCAAGGTGACTAACCAAAGGTTCGGGTTTGCTACCCCACCCGTAGGTGAGGTAGCATCCCGCTAGATCAGACTTCGGCGTGGAAGTCTCGACGAATGAAGTCACTTGTCGCCCACAACTGGTGCTGATCGCTCACGCCCGCCGCATCCAAAGCGATGCAAGCGTCGTGACCTTCTGGCGCTCCCTCTTCGCCGTT